AAAACTTCCCTGCCAGCATTACACCGGCAGGGATAATTTTTAATATGTATAGGTTAGCCAGACAGCAACTTCTTTTTCCTTCCAGTCATAATCAGCGCGCACACCAATATATTTCCCTTCGGTGCTGATGCGGTGCTTAATGCCGTAACTGATACCGTCAACTGCATTGCCATCAGTACCAGCTTTTAGCCCAACTTCACGCAAAACTTTAGGGGCTGCATAAATATGGTATTGCTGCAGTTCCACTGGCGTATCCTTATCGATTTTAGATAAATCTTCGTCCGTCACCACTGGCGCAAAATCACTTCCGCTTTGCTGCTGCATTTGCTTAGCTGTATTTTTTAAATCTCCGGCAGTAGTATTAACACTCTCGGCCGGCTTTGCTTTTTTTATTTTATCTGCAACTTCCGCCGCCTGCCCCGATGATAGTTTTACTCCAGACGAAGCAGCAATCTTTTCAACACTGCTTCCTGTTTTTATATCCTCTGATGTTACGATAGGGACTTTATCTGGGGCTATAAAAAAATGATAAACACAAAGTGCGATGGTTGCGCAAATAAGGCCTGTAACCGCAAACTTTAATAATTCTTTCCAGTTCATTTTTTCGCCTCATAATTTTCATAAAAACAAAAATAACAGCCTACGACTGGCACTCGCAGACTGTTATTCTTCTGACTTGACGTAAGAATTCTTTAAATTAATACGCCATAGTGTACTAAATACAGTATATCACAGGTTAATTACTTTTGTTAGTCCTTTGGTTCAACAAAAGCGATGGCAAAAAACAACAAAAATATTTCAAATCGTTTTTCTATTTCGTTTTCATTCTTTGCAAAGCCAAGCAAAACATTCCATGGGTGCAAAATATATCCTTCTACAAACATTTAAAAGCCTCTTATTCACTAAAATTATGCAAAATCAAGCCACGTACACAAATTGACAGTATAAGCGTTTTTTATGCACTACGCAAGGAAACACAAGCGCTGCTATTAAAAATCCGCTCTGTGCCAATCTGTGGGCATGGCTTTTCTTGCATTTTACTGCTATTTTTTAAAATAAGCCTTTTACCCAGCCGATTGCTTTATCAATTCCAGTAATGGCAAGGATACCTACTACAATGTATAAAAAAGTGCGGCCGTGTTTACCGATTTTTTCAATCAAAGTGCGGTCAAATTCTTTGATGGCTTCAATTTCGTCAGTATATTCGGCAAGAGCTGCATTAATTTTATCTTTTAGTTCAGCACGTTCTTCATCGGCCAGTAATTCGATATCTTCTTTCAGCTGTTCAATAGCAGCTTTTACAAGTTCGATGTCCTTTTCAACTTTTTCTTTATTAGTCATTTTTAAACCTACTTTCTTTTTGCAAATTCCTAATATTTTGAGAAATCAATAGGAACTACTTCCCAAAAATCAAACCTTTTGGGAAGTAGCGTCTAACTTTTCTTGAAACTTTGGACTATAAATTTCTATAGTCCAAAGTTTTTTATTAACTATTTTGCGAAAGATAATCAGTAATGCCGCGAGCAATAGCACGTGCCATTTCGTCTTTATTTGAAATCAAAAACCGCAAGTCTGCATCATTATCAATAAAAATCATTTCGTACAGCACTGCCGGCATATTAGTTTTATTTAACACGATATAGCCCGCTTCACGGTCAATATCGCCATCCTCCCACTCTGCGCGCAATACTAGCTGTTCGCCGAAAGTATTTTCCACCTGCGACATAATACAGGTGGCCAGTTCGTCAGCTGCTGTCTGCCCTCTGCTTGTAAAAATTTCCGTACCTTCTGCCATGCCATTAAAAGCATTACAATGAAGGCTTACAAAAGCATCCGCAGGCCAGTTGTTTGCTGCTTCGCAGACGCACTCTCCAACGCCGTCATAATTAAGATTGTCAGATTGCAGCAGCTTCACCTCGCAACCAGCTGCCTCAAGGTATTTTTTAACCAGCGTGCCGATTTCCAGTGCTACGTCAGCTTCCGTAATACCTGTTGTTTTATTTACTGCTCCGGGATCGATGCCAGGGCAATGGCCAGGGTTTAAAAATACTTTTGCCATGTTTTATTCCACCTTTCGAAAAGGGCTAAAAAACAACGCCAACATATGACGCTGCTTGCCTTCGTACACGCTTTTTAATTTCCAGCCTAAATAAACACGTAATTTAAACCATTTACAGTACGGCTTTTCATAGTAATAGCACCATGTTGCGCTCCACCAGTTACCGTCCTTGACAATGCTTTTAAATTGCCTGTTATTCGGTTCGTTAATATCCAGCAGTATCACATTGTCTTTGCCGTCAACCGTCCTGCCGTTTACATAATAGCTAAAGCCATAATTGCTGTTCCGGTAAATCCACCAAAGGCGGCATATATAGCGTTGAAAGTGCTCCCATAAAGTGAAGTTAGGGTCTAAAAGCTTAACATACCCAGGCTTCATATAATTGTCGCCCTTATCCTCGTAGTGATATTCATAGTGCCGCTTAAAGTCATACCGCGCAAACTTCGGTACAACGCCTTCTGTTATCATCCATTCCACATCCAGCGGGTTATCGTAAGTCTGCCACCACTTTAAGTACTTCGGCAACTGGCCACATTCATCGGCAAAAAGAATAACAAACCAGTTTGTGAGGTAAGCAATCACAGTCGCCAACACCTCTAACGCTGCTTGAAAAATCCACTTCACCTGCGCCCACCTCCCGGTTTGTCATTATCTTCCAATCTGTCCGGCACGCCGTTGTTGTTCAAATCAACAAAGCAGCCGCCGATAAAGGTAACGAATCCTATCATTGCCGGCCCAATCATTTCTTTAATGATTGCCAGCAAATCTGGCAGGACAGCTTTGCCACCCTGCCATAAATAAAGCCACGCTGCATAATAGGTAATCACCAAAACAAGCACAATTAAAAAATAGCCGATAACAATCCACTGTATCGGCTTTTGCATATTATTCAGTTTTGCTTTGGCGTCGGCAACAAATATGCCGATGTAATCTTTTATTTTTTCAAGCATTAATTGTCACCCCGGCGGCAAGCTAACATATTTTGTTGCAAATGTTCAACATCTGTTTTAATATCTTTAATGCTATTAAACAGTGTTTTAATTTCAGCGTTCATTTTTGCCCTGTCCTCGCGACTTTCTTGCAACTCTTGCGTCAGCTTTTCAATCGCTTCGCTATTGCGGTTCAAGCTAATATGCGACGCTTCGGCATCGGCTTCCATCTTTTCTCTGATTGCCCGCATTTCCACCTTTTGCGGCCTGCTAAAAAGCCAAACACAACAAAAAGTTGCTGCGCTAAAAAGCGCCGTCATTATTTCTAATTCCATTTTGCACCGCCTTTTTAATTACGATTAGCGCCCATAAAAAACATAATAGCCAAAAAAGTTAAAACCATCCCGCATACATAACCGCATATAAAATCAAACAGTTTAATCATCCCCTTTTTGTGTAAATAAAGCCCCTGTATACTTATTACAGGAGCGTGATAAATATGTTATTAAAACAAAAACCGCCAAAGCGTGCCAACGGCAAAGGCAGCGTTACTATGCGCAAGGACGCGAACCGAGCAAAACCTGCAATGGTACGCACTACTGTTAACGGTAAGCAGGTTTATATCGGCGACGCCGAAACTTACGAGGACGGGCTTTTAATGCTGGCCGATTTCGGAACACATCCGGAACGCTATTTAAAATCATACAAGCAGGCTACATTCGCGCAGATTTATAACCTTGTTTGTGACGAAACCTTTAAAGGCCGCGAACTTGACGATACCACCATAGCTAATTACCAATCATCATTTAAGCACTGCCGCCAGATATGGGATAAACCCATATCAGCTTTGCGTACTGCTGACTTGCAACAAATAATTACCGATACCCGCGACAACGGCGGCAACCACGATGCCCAGAAAAAGGTCCGGACGGTAATGCACCATATTTATAACTACGCCATTAAGTTTTGTATTTTGGGCAACGATGCCGTTGATTATAGCCAGTATGTCACAATTGATAAGCATAAACGTAAGTACCCAAAAACGCCCTTTAATACGCGGCAGTTAAACCGCGTGCGTGCCGTTGCTGATGATGTTGCACACCCGCTTGCACGCTGGGCAATGTGCGTTGTAATGATGTGTTATACGGGTACAAGACCCAGCGAATTTGCTGGGGTATTAAAAAAAGATGTATCTTTAAAGCGTAGGATATTTAAAATTGGTAAATCCAAAACCGAAAGCAGCAGTAACCGCATTATTCCAATAAGCAAACGGACGATGCCCTACTTTGAATTTTGGATGCAGCAGCCCGGCAGCCATTTAATAATGCTTGACGATGTTACACCGATAAATTACCGCCGGTTATTTGCACGTTTTAAAAAAGTAATGCAGGTTACACATTGCAAACATACACCACATGAATGTAGGCACACACTGGCAACGTGGCTTGATAATACCAAGGCAAACCCACACTGTGTAAAGCTGATTTTGGGCCACGCCGAAAAGGATATAACAAAAGGCGTGTATACGCATAAAACCATTGCGCAGTTACGCAAAACGATTGACCTTTTGCCATAGCTGGTACTAACGTGGTACTAATTTTGGCGTGCACACAACCTTTAAAGCCTTGCTGCACCTGCGTTTTGCTGGCACTAATATGGCACTGTTTATGCCAGGCAGTCTTAAACACCTGCAAACGCAGTGTTCATCAGCATTTTGCATGTTTTAGGCATAATCAGTCTAAAACGATAGCGTCCAATTCTTCTTTCGTAGTCGCCGCTTGTACTTCTGCCTGCTTTGCCCATCCCGCCTGCTTGCACGTGCCTATGTGCATAGACAGGTCTGCACACCAGTTCATTACTTGTTCAGCACTAAGCATATAAATAGTTTTTTCTTCTGCACCTTGTGCGTAACCGCGCACCGGGCAGCCAGTCGGATATTTTTCAGCAAAAAGTTCTGTATTAACATTAAGTGCAATTCCCTGCATTGTAAGCTGCGTATCTTTATCACTATCATACGTTACAGGTTCGCCGCTGGCACTTGATACAAAACCACCAGTGATTTTAGATGCAGTCCACGCGTCCACTTCACGCAGTTTCTGCTGTTGTAATTCTGCAAAAGTCGGTTCTGGTTCGGGCTCCGGCCGTTCTTCCTGTTCGTACTCCCAGCCTGTTCCATTCCATTTAACCTTGTAACCTTCTTTTTCTGCAAGCGGTTCGATTTCAGTGCAGCGCGCAGGTATATTCCAGCGCCCGGACGGGCTGATATCGCTTTTATCAAGTGTTAAAGATTTTTCGTAATAATTCTTTTCGTCATAACAATAAACTGTTTTGGTCATTTTTATTCATCCTTTCTTTTTACAGGGCAGTGATAGTGTTGGCGTTGTTGATGCCGGATTGCCAAATTTAACTTTTGGTGTTGGTAGAATTGGCCAACCGGAAATTCTTAGTGGCAACACATGTTATAAAGGCACTGGCATGCAAGGTAGTTTCAGTAGTTGGGGTGCAAATACACAAGGTCTTTATTTTGATGCATCACGCGCTTCTTCTGTTTACGGCGCGTCCAATACCGTTCAACCGCCAGCTATTGGTCTTATTCCGCAAATAAAATACTAAAACTTTATCTGTGGTATAAGCGCTAAAGCAGGTGGTTGAAGTGCTTCCATTGGCAGTTTTATACAACGCACCTGTATTAACATTTGGGCTTAATGCACCATTTGCATTAGTTTTGTTTAAATTTGTAGTACCAATAATATTTGGCAAACCAGGCGCAACAACCCCAATGTTATCACTGTCCTGTTTTTGGGGGCTAAAACTTGATTTGGGGTATCAGTGAAATAGCGGGAGGCTGTACCGTATTTGCTTTGCCGTAAATAGCATTACTGTTAGCGGCATTAAATATAATTTTAGAATATGTACTTATTGCTCCGCCAGCACCTAAATTAACAGTTTCTAAACTTGGGTAAAATGCGCCTGAACTACCCATATCTGCATAATAAGGTGCGCCTACAATTCCATTAATGTTAGGTAAACCAGCTTCTAATATTTTTATATAATCCCCACCTTGGATTACACGGTTACGATAATCCGGCAGCGTCATTGTTGTACTGCCGTTGCCGTTACCATATTTATACGGTTCAGTACTTGGGCTGCTGGTCCACAGGTTTTTATCGATTGCAATTTTAGCCGGGCGAATATAATCAGCACGGTTTACCGTTGCACCGTTTAATTTTACGCACCCGTCATGCAGATAGGTATCATAAAAAGGTACACCGACAGGTATGTTAAACCTAACGTCATCAACAATCCATTTTACGCTGCCGTCTGTTATATACTGACCCATTGTATTAACGCTTGCAAAGCTGGGTTCGGAAGCTGCTGTTGTACCTGCCTGCACGCAATACAAATATGCCCAGGACGGAAGGTTTGGTGAATACGCTATGTCGCCATATTGATACGCTTTACTGCGGCTTAAAAGATTTAAACCTGTTTGCAGGTCAACGTTACCTTCTTCATCTGGCAAAATATCATTTATAGACTTAACAACTGATTTATTAGATGCTATTTCTTCAAAATAATGAACAACAAACTTTGCTGTACCATCTGTTACTTCTTCCCCTTCTTCTGCATCTAAAAATCCTGTTGCCGCTGATGCACCAGTGGTTCCTGCTTGCGTGCAAATTAAAAAGCCACCTTTTGGCAAGGTGACTTCTGCATAAACAGTATTAATATTACAAGCTGTATTTCGTTCCAGTGTTTTAATTGGGCTATCAGTAACTGCGTTTAAAATTGTTTCAATTAAAACTTTTGACCAGCCACTTGCTGTTCGTTGTTTTAATTCGGCAGTTTTTTTGCTACTATAAGTTTGCAGCCACAAATCACCTTCACGTGGATTATCGGGTTCAGTATCACCAACTGTAATACCTTTACTTACTTTCGGTGTAACCAAAAACTTCGCAGTTCCGTCAATAATCTCCTGATTTGCTTCAACTTCCGAATAATCAGGTTCGTTGGTGTCAGTAGTACCTGCCTGCGTACAGACAAGCCAAAACTGGCTATTTAGATTAGGCGATGTAAGAATATCATCCACCTGATAAGCAGTGCTATTCTTGCGAATGTTAGCTGCAGAAAACAGATAAAGCAATTTCGTGTCTGTGCCGTTATAAAAAGCATTGAAATATTCCATCGGTGGCGCTTCTTGCGGTTGCAAATAACCCCAGCCGCGCAAATAATCTTCGCTCGGCCAGGTTAACAATTCGCCTAAAGCAGCTGCTGATGCAAAAATTTGTGTAAAATCAGGCTGCGCAATTACGCTTCTAGGTTCTGGCATTTTCACAAACTCCCTTCAAGTTGTAATAATCTGGCAAAAGTTCCTTTGCCAAAGCCTGCAAAATTCCCAGGATTTTCTCCGCCGCGGCTAAAGCCAAAGGTATTGCCATCATTAAACCAATAAAAATAAATGATACCGATACCGGCCCCACGTATAATAAGGTCCAGCTCATTGATTAAACTTAATTCATTTGATGTAACATAACGGCCAACGCCGATACGCATTTTCGCATTGCCGCCGTTTACAGCAATAACACGGGAAATATTAAACATACGCTTAATGCTATCAATAGTGCTTTGGCGGCTGCCGTCCGTTGTGTTTTTTGCAATTTTACTAAAAATAGCAAGCCTATATTCTTCGTCTCGCAATTCTGATGTTGATAAATACGGCTCGCCATAACGTCTAAACCGCGCCATGCCGAAGCCATTATTACCGTGGTCCGGAAACCCAAAAAAATCAACAGCAATTGCCTTATCAACCTTACGGCTGATATCAGCAACTTCGCCGCACATATCAAGCTGTTTTCCGGTAGCTACATCTGGCCAAATTTTTGTTCGAATATCCTGTCGGACATTTGCCATTTGGTCAAATTCTTCGCCAATCATTTCAAGAATAGCCTTTATTACTGGCTTATCATAAAATTGCGAAAGCAGCAGACCAATCATACGCTTGCTGCTGCCATCATTTAAAATATCTGCCATAACCACCAACCTCCTAATTGTCAATGCCCACGGAAATATTATCTTCGGCAAACGTAGCAATTTGCCCACGGGCAATTGCGATTGTTTCTCCCGTAAATCCGCTTGATGCATTAGTTGATATAGTCAAATTTATATAACTTATCCCGTCCACTGCCGAATAAATCGGGCCCAAAAACCGTTGTGCAATTACGTCCTTGCCCATTGGCAATGCATTGCCATTATCTGCAACAACTTGTTTTATTGTATTAACCAAATCGCCAGGCAAAGTTTCTTCGGTATATTCTTCGATAATAACTTTGACATAAATCGGAACTTCTTGCGGCCGGCTAAAATAAATTTTTTCGGTGGTCCCTTCGCTGTCACTAACTTCCACCATAACGCTACCGTTTGTATCAATGCCGATAGGTGCTTTTTCCAAAATCGTTTGCGCGATTTCCCTATCATCTCCGCCATGTACAATAGCTTCAAAACTGTGTGGCTTTAAGCCATCAACTGTTTCATCGCTACGATTTTCGTAAACAGTAACTGCAGTAACATCCGGCAACTCCAGTAAGCCAGCTTGTATGCTTTCTTTCATGCTTATACTGTTTCTATATACGGCAGATGCATAACGCTGCCTAACCTCTGCAACCGTCTCAGCATTGCGTCCTACATATGCAGCAGATTCATTATTACACGCAGTCCAACCGTCATAATTTGTGTTGATTTGAGTAATGCTATTTAACGGTGGGTCAATTGGGCCTGTATTTTCGGCATTAAACCTAATTGGGCTACCTACGCGCACCACATTAAATGTTTCACTTGGTACGCAAGTTCCACCATAACGGCGGTCAGTCTGTTCTAATACCAAATTGCCGTCAGCTGTCCTACCCGTCCATTCGCCGCTACTTCCAAGCTGCGTAAGCAACTTGGAGTAAACAACACTAGCATTATCGCCAGATGCCGCTGTATAAGATAAATGCACATCATCATTTAAGATAATGTCAAATTGTGTACCCTCAGAAACTGTTGCTGCAGTCAAAGTCACATGCACACAATTATCTAGCGTTATAACACTTGCCGCCGCAATGTCATATTTTTCCCCATCATTACCTTTAACCTGGCAATTACTAGGCAGTGCTGTACCATTTGCACCATAGCATATCTCAAAAAGGTAAGTGCTTTCTGCGTCACGGCGCAAAACATTGGTATACATTAAAGTATTATCAATGCTTCCTTCGTCCGCACTAACCGGCGAGCGTGCATAATAATCATATTCAGCCAATTGCCACTGACGGTCGCTTTCTTCTGCAATTATTCCGATTAAAACGCCAATCATGCTATTGGCTTTCCGGCTTACCGGATAACCAAGTTTTGACTCCAAACGCTCAAAAAGATTGGACCGTATCTCCGGCAACCTCATACGGTTAAACCCTTCCGGAGTAACTCCATAAGCCGTACCGTCAACTATTATTGCCATATCCAAGCACCTCCCTTCTCGTCACAAGGCCATAAGTTGTTTCGGCCGCATAAGTAACACTTAAACGCCGCTGGCGCGAGTCATAGTCAAGTTCCAAACTGTTAACAGCCTCAACATCATCTACGTTTTGTATTTGTTCTTTTAATATTTGCCGAATAAGTTCAAAATTTGGATTTTTTACTAAAATATACTCAAGATATGGAACGCCATGCGTGATATCTAAAAACCATTCTCCTAACATAGTTAAAAGTTGTATTTTAATCTGCTGGGCAACTCGTTCGGCATTATCAATAAAAAAGACATCGCTGTCAGCTGTAACAACGATGTCATGTGTTTTTGCGTCAAGTGCTAAATCATAAGCCAATATAGCACCTCCTTATTAAACCGGTGTTCCGGTATTACTCGGTCCACTTTCAACGCCGCTATGGCGATGAGTCTGCAATGATATGCCACTGGCAGTGACATCACCATCGCAGGTAATGTCTCCATTCATGTGGCTTGTACCAGAGCAAGTAATATTGCCCTGTATATTAACATTTCCAACAATGTTGACATCTCCGTCTGGTGTTACACTCACCAATGTTCCACCATTTATAAGTTCAACATTAGCCGCTGATATTGATTGTGCTGGGCACATCCCAACAAAACAAACTGCGTCCGTTAAATCATATTGACGTGGGTCATGATTATCCGTACTTCCTTTATTCATCCATTCGTCAATACTGCGTTCGCTAATGCAGACCCAGCAGCTGTCCCCCGCTTTTACTGGATAAGTGATTTGGGCATTACCGGCCCGCGGCATAAATACCGGCACACCAGTAATAAGCGGATACTCAAGTATGCTTTCGTCTGCAGCATAATATGATAAAGATGGTTTTACCGTAGCAATGCAGCTTCCGGCATCAAATTTTACAATCGTTCCCGGCAAAGCAGTATGTATCTCGCCAATGCGCTGTTTAATTATCGCTTCCAGCGCAGCCATATTTTGATTATTACTCATGATTGCGGCTGCTCCTTACTGCTAATTTCGTAAACATCAAGTTCTGAATACCATTCGTTACCATCATATCGTCCCGAATGTTTTAAACTTTCAATTTTAAACCAACCCGTCACAGGTACACTTTCCAAATATATTAAATCGCCAGGGTTTAATGTTGGCTGCAGCAAACATTTAACACGCCAGCCTGCTTTTTTATCGGCTTTAGTCTTTTTAACCTTGCGCGTTTGGTTTTTATCTATTCGCTTTACGCCTTTAATTAAACGTTCCGGCGAACCTACAAGGCCGCTTGATGCATTAAGCTTTATTGCTTCAACTTTGGTGCTTTCTCCTTCAGCAATGACCTGCAATACATTGTTTTGTATCGACCAGGATAAATTTGTACCAATGCAGGCTTTATCAAGGCAGGTTCGGCCGGCGCCAATAAAACTAAACCCGTTGGCAAAAGTTGTAAAGGTTAATCCTTCGGCATAATGGACTAATAGACCCATTTGTGCAGCGACATCATCTATAACTTTTTTGCGGGATACATTATCAGCATATGACAAAGATACAACACAGTCGCGGATAGCTTTCTGACCATCAGACAGTTCCAGTTCCGTTACTCTGTCGCGGCTTTGCATATGCGTCCATGCGTTGGTTACTTCACCAACAAATATACGGCGCAGGCCAATATCCTCGCTGTATCCTACTTCCAACAAGCACATGCTGCCGTCACGTTCTAATTTTTTGGCTGTAGCCATTGATAAATTAAGGACCTGTACCCTGCATTTATTTGTTTGCTGGGTAAGGTCCTTGTCTATATCAAATCCAATGCTCAAGCCTTGCTGGCGCGGCAGGGCTTCAATTACAACACCATCGCTGCCTTCGATGCCAACGGTAAGCCTGTATATACGGTCAAACTGTGCCATACCATTCAGCCTCCGGGACGTAACAAAGAGTAGCAGAGCCATCAGCAAAGCAGTCGCGGCTTAATGTATCTGCATCAGTTATTACCAAAATCTCACCGGGAGGTATGCCAGGCCGGTGATGGGTCATCAAAACAGGGAAGTTCGGCACGAGTTTAACATTCTGCAAAATAGGCACGCGATTTGCATCCCAAATTTGCAGAGTCCAGCTTTTCGCTAACGCATTCCACATTAAGCGCAGCTTATATTGCACATCTTCTAAGCTAACACCAACAACAATGTCATTTACATCGTTAAATGTAATAGTCTGCATAGCTTTAACCTCCCTTACCAAAGAACTGTTCTTTAATATAGTCAGCGCCTTGAGCAGCCCAAGTTCTATTGTCTACTGCTTCAGCAGCTGTTTCTGTTGAGGACGAAGCAGCATCTAAATCACCTATATCTGTCTGCGTTGCCTGTCCACCATCAGCTGCTGTTGCACCAGCAGAATCGGCAACTGAAGCATCAACAATATCTTCCGGAACCTCTGTAGTTTGTACTGTAACTTTATCAATCTGTTGAAAAGATAAATCAACCCAGATAACAGATTTACTCTCATCGCTTTTAAGCGGCCTGCAACTAGTTAAAAACATATCTTTCCATATTTTGTCCGGCCGAACTATCGTTACCGGCTGTTTAGCGTCACGAATCGCTTTCAGCGCATCAAGGCCATCAGCAAATTTGCTTTGCCCTATGCCATTTACATAAAACCATGTTACAGGGTGGCTGGATATACCTGCCACCATGGTAACTTTAACAGGGTGATTTATAGCTGTGTCATGTATTTCAAAACCAGTTTCAACCGGATGCGCTGTTACTTCCTGGTCGAGTTGATATTCATACTGTCGCATAATATCAATGCTTAATTTTCCAATCATTGTTGGTGCTTTAGGATTATATCCCAAAATATCCGCCAGCATATAATATCACCCCTGTTCATAACTTATAGAATCAGCATTAAACATACTGCCATTATTAGAAGGGGTAAGTGCTGTTGCTGCAGCATTTCCAACCTGTTCAGCGGGAGCACTGCCGGAAATATTAAATGTCTGGTTTATGTTATAATGCCGTCCATCGCTATACGATATTGGTTTGGGGTTTCCTGCGCTGTCATAGCCTAAAGAAGTCATTTTATCTAACTCAGATGTGAACCCGGTCCACATACGACCCCAAAATCCACCGTCTTCAGGTTCGCCTGGTCCCGGTTTATTTTTATCGCTTTCTTCACGCAATATTCCAAGTTTTTCTAATGCTGTACCAATCCAATCAATCAATTCTTTTATGCTTTCAATTACACGTTTATGCAGAAATCTATCGATTGTATCAGTAACTTCATCCCATACCTCTTTGAACCAGTTGACTACATCTTCCCATTTGCCAAATACGCGTCCAAAAACGCTATCAGCACCATTTATCCAGCCAATAAAATCTTGAACGGCCAATACAACTAAAGCAATTGCCGCCGCTATTAACAATATCTTGCCGAAAGCTAAAATACTTGTTGCTGCAGCACCTGCACCAGCCCATTTGAAGGCAACAGCTGCACCATTAGCGGCAAGATAAGCATTCCTAACACTGGCTAATACACCTACAAGCATTTGTGCTCCGCGAACAATCGCGCCCCATTTACTTGCGACAAAAAAAGCGGTTGCATATATAGCTAGCATTTTAAATCCAAAAACCAACTTATCAATATTGATATCATCAATGTAATCAGCCACTCTAGCAATGCCTTCTGCAATAGTACTGATTATACCAGTTCGTTTTTCAATGCCATTAAACAAGCGACCAAGGCTGTTCATCATTTTAGTCGCAGCCTGGTCTACTGTCCATGGCATTTGTCCCATTTCCATCTTTAACCGCTTACTTTGGCTGCGAATAGCATTAAAGACATCTATTGCCGTAAGTTTTCCTTCTGCACCCATTTGGCGTAACTGTCCAATGGTTGTACCCATGCCTTCAGCAATTGCTTTTGCCAAGCGCGGAGCCTGTTCCATAATAGAGTTAAGTTCATCGCCACGCAGCGTGCCGCTTCCGAGAGCCTGACCCAACTGTACTAATGCAGCCTGTTGCGAAGCCTGGTCTCCACCGCCGAGCAACATTGCATTAGATACATCTTCCGTGAAAGCTAATATATCGCTATTACTTTTACCAAGTTCACTAGCATTTCGTGCTATGCTTGTAAAAAGGCCAGCAGTTGCAGCATATTCCTGCCGTGTTCTGCCAGCGATAGCGTAAAGTTCTTCCTGTGTCGCTTTAGCTTCTTCCTGGTTCTTAGTAACAAGACTAACCTGGCCGGCAATAACTTTCCACTGGTCAACCATACGCACAATTCCGCCTATAGATAAACCAACGCCAGCAATGGCGGCAAAAGCGTTCAGCATATTACCCCAGGCTTCAAGCCTATCGGCAATACGTCCAATCTCTCGGCCGCTCTGTTGGGCTTTGCTGGCCATTTTGTCCATGTTTCGGTTAACCGTTTGGGCTGTTTTATTGGAACTTTGCTCAACCTTGGTAAATTCGGTTTTTATTTGCTTTATATCTTTTTCGGCCGCATCAGCTTTCGATTTATCATAATTAAAGCCTAATGAAACAAGTAATTCTCTAATTACCAATTTTAAACACCATCCTTTGTTTTATCGGGCGGTTTATTGGCGTAAAATTTTGCAATGTCGTTTTTCATGTCAAGCATTGCATTTATTTTTTGCAAATCTACAAGCGTCACGGTGCCGTTTTTTATCTCGCTCATACTCACAACCTTCGCAATAACAGGCCGCCAAATGAACGATTCTTTTGTTAATATAGGACTAACTATGCCTGGAATTTCTATTTCTTTGTCAGCGCCTGTATAAATCCAGTAAGGTTTGGCGCATCCTCGAAAAAATCTTCATAATTCACTTCAAGAACAAACTTTATAAGTAAAAATAATTGTTTTAAATTGCCTGTAAAAAGGTTATTAAATATAGCCTTATCAAGACGTACCGGCTTTGTTTCACCAGGCCTTTGTACACTTACATTTTCAGGAGATACAATTCGTTGGGCAAAACTAACAAGTGTAGCGCCGCGCAAATTGCTGCCTATTCCAGCTATTAAAGCACCAACACTTACATTCTTTTCAAAAATGCTATCTGTTTTTTCTTTAGTGTCAGCATTTTTTATGTCCATATCTTTGGCGCCGGTTGTAATCAAAGCTTGTAAATCACCTAAAAGCTCTATAGCTTTTAACGGTGGGAAAGCGGTTACATAATAGGTGTTACCGCCTATCTCTCTACTTTTTACATCATAAGAAGCTAACTCCATTAGCTATGACCTCCTACAATAAATGCGTCTTCCGGAACAACAGCATAAATAGTCCATTCGGTATTACCATCACTAGCATTGTTGCTGCGCACAACATTAGGCTTCTTAGCAATCCACGCTTGGTCGCAAATCAGGGTAGTACGCCCAGAAAGGTCTTTAATGGCAAGCGGAACGATGCCCGCTCCGTTTTGGTTATCCATGTTAAGTAATGTAGTTAAATCATCATTACTATCACTGGACTGCAGCAGAGTTAAAGTAATATTTTTAATAATGCTGTCTGGCGCAATTGTTCGTACTACTTCCTGGTCGCAGCCTACAATAGCAGTAATGCCGTCACCATTGGTTTCGATGTTAATAAAAGTACCTTCAGCAAAACCTGTAATAATATACGGGCCAAAAATAAAAGTTACTTTTTTAGGGTCATAAGTTTTTACTGCTGGCATCTGTTTTTACCTCCAAATTAACCTGCAATGAGATTTTCATAAGTAAGGGCACCATCAATTTCAACGGCATGAATTGCACCGGCAAGACGCGCTGTAAATTTAACATCAGTCAGTTTACGCTGGGCCTTTACATTGGCACTAATACTGCTCGCAAGTGGTACGCTAATGGTATAACCAAGATTTTCATTGCCATCTTCGTCATATTCTGTCGGTGCAATACCGCCGCGGCGCTGGCCAAGAGCAAGCACTTTATCAATAGTAGACTCTACCAATGCAATGCCTGCATCAGTAAACGGTAACTTATCACGGTTGATAAGCATGCTAAATACTTCTGTCATAATAGTTTCCTGCAGCCAGTCGCGGAAACGGATAACATCAATCCATTCACCTGCTGCAACTTTGCCGTTCTGAGTAATTGATACATTGCGGAATGCTTCAAAAGTGTTGCCGTTTTTCGCAGTAATGGTATTGTAATCGGTTTCTGTAATATTGTCGGTTGTCACGCCGCTTAAACGTTTATTAGCCCAAGTTTCTCCGCCTGGGTCAACAGCAAAGCAACGTGCAGAAATAGCTGCCTCTGGGAATTCATCAGTCGCCTGATGGTACCACCAATGGGTACGGTAATAATTCTTCGCCATTAACTGGCTAGCAATGTCGCTGGTGTTTTCGGCAACTAAAATATTAGCTGCAGATAAACTTACCCCGTACAATTTAATATGGCTTTCTGTCCATTCTGCCACAGCAAGTACAGTATCATCAGTACGGTCAGCACAAACAAGCCCATACCAGTCATCATCTGCATCGCAAATCATCTGCATATTAGCTGCCACATCAATACTTGCCGCCTGTTCAACAAGCGTTATCTGCATTTGAGCATTTGTAGTAACGGTAAAAGAAGTCTGCGGGTCTTTGGCTTTAATTACTACTTCACTGCCAGATACAGTACAATTAAACAAGCTGTCGCTGTCTGCGGTACCTAACAAACTGCTAATCTGTGTGACAACTTCTGTTGCTGTATCATCAGCAACAGCCTCATATTTGCCAGTGATAGTTTTAGTATTATAGTCAGCATCGTAATAATTGACACTTACTTCGTATTCAGTACCTTCTGAAACTTCTGCGTTTGTAAGCCCTACTTTAATGCTGTCGCATTGCCAACGGCCAACTTTTACTACACTCGGACTCGGTGTTTGGCTAAAGGCATCATTTACAGCACAATAAATTGGGTCACTAGATTTAAAGCCTAAATCCAGTAACTCGTCACTGTCTGTGATTGATAATACTCTTGATAAAGAATTAGCATGTGGCCCAACTACCATCAAAGTACTAAAGCCAGCGCTACTAATGCCAGCTGTGTTAAGAGAAATATCAACTTTGACAATACGGTCAAGATTTGCCATTATTTCATCTCCTCTTTTTCAATATCTATATCTGCCGAAACAGAAAAAATCGTCTGCTGCAGTGTCTTACCGTCAGCACCTGCTTTTAATACGCCTTTAATTACAAGGACATCAAACCAACCGGGGTTATCAATAACCGAACGGTCATAACTGATTGTTAAGTCCACACTGGCCCGTTCTTCCCATGACCTATCATCAAGTAAGTCAGTTAAATCTTGTACATCCTCAATACCGTTAACTGCGATATTGGCTATATAAAACTCATCTACAACTGATGGCCGTTCAAGGTTACAGCTAAGCATTGCTAGCGTTTCTATTGCTCCACTCCCAAAAGCCTGAATGTTAAAAGTAGCTTCGCATAAGCCTACAATGGCAATTTCCTCATCAGGTACATTCCAGCGTTCCTGATTACCAATGCTGCGTTCAGCCATAAGGTCAACGGTTATATACTGTTCAGGCAACTGCGGATAATCTTGTTTTGCCCTCATTACGGGCCAATCAGGATAAAACTTTTTTAGTTCCGCAATCATAAAATCTGTTACCTTATCACGAACACTCAAGTTTTCGTCACCTCCACAGCATACGCGCGGTAGTGGTTAATAACACCAGATCGAAAAGCGTCACTGCCTACCACTTCATAGCGCCTACCAAGCCATTCAAACTGGTCCGGCTGTTGGCCGCTTTGCTGGTCAACCATCAATAATTCCGTATCGCTATAAACTTTAACGGCACGGCTTCCTCTGCGACCTTCCGGCAGTGCTTCCATTTCGGTAGCTTTAAGCGGCTGTACAGATGCCTTAATAGTTATTTCGGTTGGTTCGGCAATTGTAAACCTGCCGTCTTTGCCGAGTACTGCCGGTTCTGTATAACGCCAAACCTTAATCGGTTTTCTGAAGCTGCTTCCAACCATCAGCTCTCACCTCCTCAAATTTGGGCATTAAAAAAGCACCTAAACAAAATTTGTTTAAGTGCTCCAAAATCTATATTTATTTTTCTTCGCCTTTTCTGCGGATTACATAACGAATAGACTGTCGTAAATGCCCGGTATCAATCAAAGGACGGCTGCTGCCTTTTCTCTTGATAGTGGATTTCGCAAGCTTATCAAACTTGCCCTCAACAAAATTTTTCTTAATTCTGCCTTCAACATAAAGCCCTATCCGCTGCAATGCAGCTTCGGCATTTTGGTTGCCGGATAAAATTCTAATTATTTCCTGACGCATCACATTTTCAATTTTATGCTGATTATTATCAATGCCGGTGCGCAAGAACGGACGAGCAGGAATAATAATTTTTCGCGGACCGGTATTGACGGTTTGAGCAAAATTAGAACGCTTGCGCTTTACAAAGCGACCACCGTATTTGAAATTACCTTCACGGTCAACTTTTCTGTAAAGAGTTTGAGCGCGCGCTCCCTGCGTTATTGTTGTCCCAAACTCGTGGATAGCGCCAAGCTGTGCCATTGAAAGGCTACCGTCTTTGGTATTTCCAGCATCAGACTGAATCCCAACATAAATTTCCTGCTGGTCAAGCTTCCGCATTTCGTCCATTATTTTATCCCAGCCAAAATCCTTGTCGGTAACCATCAGCCGAACCTCGTAGCAGCGGTTAAAATACGCATATCACGTATTTGTTTAAATGAAATGCCGTAGGCGGTTTTATCGTAAGCGTCCGTGTAATTGCTGCCATTGCCGGAAGTACCGCCACCAGCAGAACCATAGCTACGCTGCAGGTCGCCCTCTTTTTCGGAAATAACGTTTCCTGCAATTACAGCACCGCTGCTCGAACCGCCTTCGGCAATCAAATTTTGATAAGCCATTTTATGCGCCGTTAAATAAACAAGCGCTTCTTCATACAAATCGTCAAATTTGCTTTTGCTTATCATCGGAGCAGCCAGGTCACGGTAAATCAACACGGTATCGTCAGTTGCATCGGCAAGGTCAGGACAAAGCGCACGGAAAATCTTTAAGAATTTTGCATCTTCTTCCGTTGGCATAACAATCACGCCTCAGCTGCTTTAATAAGGGCAAGAATACCTTCCTTGTCTTCTGCGCCGGTAAGGTCAATATCTTTGCCTTCGGCATAAGCAACAAGTTCATCTTCCGTCATGTCATCAAGCGCTTTATTCTTTTTGCCGGCAGATTTTTTGCTTTTATTTGCAGCAGAAACTTTAGTTTCAACTTTGCCCTTGCCAAGTTCGCCCTGCGCAATAAGTTTTAAAACGACTTTATTTTTTTCATAATTGGCAGGGAGTTCAACGGTTGCGCCTGGGGCAATTCTTGTTTCGCCAATGGTAATAAGACGGCGGGCAGTATTAGTAACTTGCATTATAATTCCTCCTTAAATAGTAAAAGCGCCCGTTGTGGGCGCTTTATTGTATTTGATTGTTACGTTATTATTGCCGCTGTTAAATGCCGGAAGCCAGGCATACAGACAGCGGATAATATACAATAATACCGGCAGTGCTGGATTCGCAAGGCACAACAAATTCCAGGTTTTTACGCTGCGGTGCGAGCTGAGTAAAAGGCAGCGGCAGCTCCAAAGAAAGTGCATCGCTGGAGTTACGGTAAATCAGCATTACGTCATCACCGTCATCGGCGCCCTTCAGTTCGTGTACTGCTTTAACAGTAGTAATGTAGGGGTTATTCTCCAGGAAAAACTTCAATACAGTAAAACCGCTAGAATCAGGCATCAACATGCCTGCAATCAGATTGTACTGTTTAATCGGCAGCAGCATAGTATCAGGAATTTCAACGCCGTTGGTTGCGTCAACAACGGAAGAAACCGCCGCATTCATATCGCGGATAATCTGTTCCGCAGTTTTGGATGCCCATTCGGTGGCGCTGGAAGATCCATCGCCGGGAATAACATATTTGGAGATATTCGGATGATTAAGAATACCTACAATACCGGATTCCTCATCGCCCCAGAAAGCAATGTTATTAATTCTGGTGTCATTAGCACGGCGCGCTGCTTCTGCTTTTCTGGTAGAAAGCGGTTTGCCGGCCATGCGTGCACGCCGGATATCTTTAGTGCTGTAACCGTAAGAAGTACCGATGCCGAACACTTTAACAGTCTCGCGAGTACCTTTTACGTCAGCACGCGGCAGGTCGTCAGCATAGTTTGCGATGATTTTTGCCATGCCAACCATATCGTAGCTGTCATAGCTAATAGTATCAGCGCCGGGGTCTGCTTCGGAAGTTACCGGGAACAGTGCCAAAGCATTGTTGGCAGGATATTTTACATCATAGGCTTTGGATTTTACGTAATCCAGTTCTTTTGCAAAGAAAATAGATTCGTTTGCGTCCAAGCGCCCGGTGGACTGAATGGCCACCAGGTCTAATTCATCATAATGCTCACGCATGTTTTTATTCCTCCTTTTTCCTTTCGTGGGGAAGTTTATCAGCCTTCGCCCTGAGTAATATTTTGAATAGTAACATTTGCATGACCGATTTCAATCTGTGCCATACCTGCGCCGCTGGTGCTTGTTAAAAATACACAAGATACGCCAGGCGCTTCAATGCCGCTGGTAACTGCTTCATCGGTAAATGCTTTTTCTGCGATTTTGTAGTTTGCAATTTTACCTGCAGTAACAGCTTTGCTAACCGGGACCCAGATGCGGCCGCGGGTCATAACGCCAACCTCATACCCAACCGGATAATAACCGCTGGTATCACCGGGTTCTTTGTGTTCATGAATTACAATGCCGATGGCATTTGCAACAGTGCCAGTGCCAGCCAGTTTTACTTGTTTTTCCGCATTAGTACCGCGTACAACAAGGTCTCCCGGATTAAGTGCTGCTTCAGCAGCAAAGCTGTCAACGGTTTTGCAGCTTAAATCTGCAATCATGCCTACAACAGCGGGGCTCATCTCAGCGTTATAAGATAACTGTGCCATGTTATTTTTCCTCCTTGTCTTTGTTAATCATGCCGTCAATCATATCCTGACGGTGCTGTGCAGCAGATTTAGTTGCGCCGCCGTTATCGTTTTTATCTTTTTTATAAAGGTTGTGCAACTGGCCGGCGGTTTTGTTGCTGTCCAAATCTGCACGGATACTGTCATAGTAAGCATTTACATAATCGTCAGATTTGCCATCAGCATTAAAGCTATCGCCGCGAACAGCCTTAATAATTGCGATTTTAAGCTGTTTGTTGTCCATACCGTCAGTTTTTTCTACCTTGGCTTTTTTAGCATCGCCTTCAAGTTCAGCGCGCTCTTTAACTTCTGCCTTGGTATCGGCAACGGCCTTGTCAACAGCAGCCTTTTTGTCGGCTTCAGCAGTGTCTACTTTGGTTTTAAGGCTATCGCGCTCCGCGGTCATAGCATCAAGTTTACCCTGCAAACCGTCACGTTCGCCGGTCATGGCGTCAAGTTTAGTCTGCAATTCGGTTTTGCTTGCGGTAACCGCTGCCATAGCGTCTTTGGTTGCGGTCAAATTAGTTTCTGCTGCATCCACACGGGACTGCAGCGCATTAATGTGGTTGATAACTGTATCAGGCAATTCATGCTCAACGCCGTCAATTTTAAATTTGCTCATATTATCTGTTCCCTCACTTTCTATAATTTCATCGCCGTCACAATTTAAACGGGCTTTCATTCCGGCCCGTGCCACCGGCACAACGGCTAAATGATTTATGCGGATATTACGCTGCACTGCATCGTAGCGCTGCCCATCAGGAGCAACACCGGGTATTTCTTCGCAATCACATCGATAGCCTAAAGACAGTTCGCGGTTTTTCCCAAGCCGTTTCGGGTCATAGATTACAATGTCGCAGGCAACATACTTATCATCTTTCGGATACCCATCAGACAAAATGGTGCCAATGGCCAGCCCGAAAGCGGTATCAGCTGTAACTCTGCCTTTCTTCGGGTGCAGTACGGTAATAGGCTTTGCTTTAAGACTGCATAAAGCGTCACTGGCAAAAACTTCTTCGGGCGGCCGGTATTCGCGCCTAACACTGCCATCCGTATTACGGTATTCATAAACACCGGTGCGCGCAACAATCGGAGAATCGCGCATAAAGCCGTCAGCGTCCGTAACCGCACCGGCAACAAGCTGCACACTGTCATAGCGCTGTACGTTTTTCAATTTAATCACCCCCTCCCCTTAAAAATGGGTATAAAAAAAGCACCTAAGTTTAAAAATTTACTTAAGTGCTTTAGTTATTAATGTTTAATTTTGGACATCAAGAAACCGCCTAATGCTTATTGCTTTAGACGGTTCAGTCATCAAATTTATCTTTAGTAACTTCCATAAATTTTTTGTAAGCCGCAACAGCTTCTTCAGGGGCATCTTCGGCTAATTGAGGGGTAATCGTTTTAGTCATATATGGCATAAAAATATCCATTAATTTGGATTCTTCTTTAGTTACCTTTAAATACATATTACTTTCCCCCTTTTTCCAAAATCTGTTTTGTACGATATTCCGCATAAATTTCATCTAGGCGTGATTTAAGCCAAGATTCACTAGCGTATTCACTAATCTTTTGTATATCATACCCTGATTTTAGTAGTTTTTCAACCTCTTTTTTAGATTCTTGAATAATCCATTTTAAGTATTCTTCAGTATTTCCGCCATATTTCTTACGGAACCTTTCACCGTCCATCCAATGTAGCAATTCATGAATAAAAATACTATGAATGTCTTTAGATGCTGGTCTACTACCCATAGCGTCTAAAATTGCTTTAGAATCGCCCATGAAATCAGCAATTAAGATTGCATTTTCAGCATACTTATAAACTGCCGCAGCACCGGATATTTCATCCGGCGATACTATTATAATATATGGTTGATTAGAAGCTTTACTAATACCCAGCCTCTTTTTAGATTCATTCAACCATTGCCGCATAATATGGAATTGCTTTCGCTTCATATTGGCTTTGGCACTGGAATAAAACATACCGCCTAATCCTTTAATTTCGCTGGCTGTAATATCCGTGCCTTTAAACGTGGTGGTTAAAGTTTTTTCTGTATCAACATCTTTAATGGATTTATAAAACTGTTCGTTGCCAACTTCCGTTGCCCTGTTCGGCACAGGCTGACCGTCCGGAGTTGCGTTGGCCATATTCCAGCTTTCGGTATCGATAATGGGTATCGCTACGCACCGGCAGTTATAATCCATACCGGGATGAAGTGCCGGCGCCGGATAAACCTTCCTACCGTTTATCTCACCTGGCGTACTGCGTGACCAGTAATACAAATTGCCGTCCATAACTCTGTGGCTTTCACGGACACGCTCGTCACGGCTCGTTGACCATTCATAGCATTCAACCCCTGCTTCCTGCTGGCGGGTTTTGGTGATTATGGCATTTAGATTACCCACTTCGTTCCTGGCTATAAATTTTGCCCGGTTGTCGGTAACATCATAAAGGTGCTTAACGTCAGCGACAACGTCTTTATATAAACTGCCGCGCTGTACGGCGTTGCTGACGATGCCGCCGAGCTTGTCTGTATAGGTACTTACAATGCTGTTTATAAGCTGCGATTGCGAAGCATACCATTCGCTGGTTACTTTATCAAACAAAGCACTGTTATGCATAAAAACATCTACGGCAAGACAGCTTTTAAAAGATAGGTTAATGTTATAGCGCACTATGTTGTCAACGTTGCCTATAAGGCGCCGGACTTCGTTCAATGCCGCCGCTATAACTGCACCTTCGTTTAAAAGCTCCAAAATCTGCTGTACCATATCGTCACTGTCAGCGTCCTGCTTTAACGCAGGTTTAATGCCTGGTAACAATTGGTTGGTGTATTTGCGCAGCTCGCGCACTACGGCGCGCAGCACACGGTAATAATCGCGTTCCGGACTGCTCGGATATTGTAAATTTACGTTTGGCCGCAAATACCGCGGAATTTTATTCGTTGCCATTCAAATCATCATCCAAATCAGGGTCTATGTCCTCTAAATTAAGCTGGGCTTTACTGATAGGATAATCAGTGTGTTCTTGTAAATATTTGCGCGCTTCCGCATCGTCCATAAGTTGCGCATTTTTGAGCAGCGCAACAGTTTCCACTTCAAGCTTCTGCTTTTCTGCTTTAAGTTTTTCTGTTTCGGCCTGCTCTTTTTCTGTGGGTACCCACAAGGTATTAAACTTAATGCTCCAGTCTTTAATTTCCTTGCCGCCTGTTGGACCATCATTGCAAAGCATTAACGTGCGGATTAATTTTTCAAGTTGCGGCTTTAACTGCCTGCGTTGGATGCCGGCAATCATGTTGTAGTAGTTTTCGAGGTCACCGGCTCCAGTACTGTTAAGCCCGGCCGGAGAACGCCCGAACAAGACAGTAAATGGAATCCCTGTAAGGCCGCAAATATATTGCCCAAAAGAATCCAACAAAGCAGGAATACCGCTCATAGGAATGTTATATACCTGGTATTCATCGGCGCTGTCCACAGCAATTACGTTGAGAATATTGCGGGCCATATCAATTAAATCAAGCCGTTGCTGCACAATTTCGCTGCCTTTATCGTTTTGCAACATCATTGCTAGGTTATTAAATTTTAACAGTGCAGTGCTTAGACGCTCCAGCGCGTTAAGTGCGGTAGATTGCGATGTATCGCTGCGGTTAACCGCTTTGACAACGCCTTCCAAGCAGCTTAATCCAGCACCGTTACGCGCAATACGGTCATATTCAGGCAGTAAGTCACCATCAAAAACAAGCAACCTACTGTGGTGGATGTAAAGCATTTTACCAGATGTCGGCGGCGTTACCTGATACCATTCAGTTCTCCCAAAGTTCGGGTCTGTAGGGTCATCATTTATCAACAGACCGCTGGCATCATCAGTAATACAACTGCCGTCATAAACTTTCATCGCTTTTATACTGCGCAGTCTGTTATAGTTAATCGGTTCGCTTTCTTCGCCACCATCATCAGCAATCATAAACACACAGCTTCTTCCAAAATGGCGTGCCCATGCAAGCGCTTCGATTAAAATATCAGTCGCACCAAGTTTTTCCATTGCCGGTAGGATAAAGTTTTCTTTATCTTCTTCAACCGTATACCCGTTTTTTAATGCAGCTTCAGCCGGCAACGATGAAATTCGGCGCATTAAAGCATTTTTCCAGAAATGCCTTAACATTCCATCGCTTAATGGCGCGCCACTGTAATAAAAATCATTATTTTTAACGTATTGCATAAAACCGTGCTTAATAACGGCATCTACAAAGCCGTCATTACGCACAACAGGTTTATTTCGTCTCTTTCGCATTAGCTTACAAAACCTCCCCAGCCAACGGTTGTGGCCAAAGTATTAAAAGCGTCACTGGACGCATCAACCATATCGTCATGGACGCTTTCCGGGAATGCTTCAAGTTCTGAAAAATATCGCTCGTTCCAGTCCCCTGCGAGTACCAAAACGTTCCCAGCTTGCCACTGCGCCGAAAACGGTTCTGCCCTGGTAACTTTGTTGCCGCTTGGCCGTATGGTTGTAACATTAAAGCCTGCAAGGTGCTTAATATAACTGGCAGCCTGTTCTTTACCAGCTTGTCCAGGGTCTTGCGGCACTGTAATTCTTATATATTTATGCTTTGCACTGTCTATAACTGCAGTGTTTCGCGTCAGGTTGCGCACTTCATGTGCTGTGACCTGCTCTCGTTTTACATCAGCCACAATAAACATACCATTATCAAGTCTACCCATCAGTACGCCTGCAGTAGCGTCAGGGTCAGGATTTGCTGTTGATGGTACCGTTGCAGCCAAGTCCCAACTGCGTACCCACTCAATAACATTATGTGGTATAGCATTTACTATCTGCACCTGCGACCGTTTAAAATACGCTCCGGCAGCCGGTCTAATAAGCCAGTTGCCGTTTTCAAGCCTTTCGCGTTCAACATTGCCTAATGCTCGTAATGCGCCTAGATATCCCGGGTCTTTTTCCATCAAAATTTTATTGTCGCTCAATTTGCTTGCAATAAAACTAAAGCTTTTAACTTGTTCTGGAATTATATCTGGAGATTGCCTTACAACTTCATCAGGAGTATTGCCCCAAATAATTTCATCACCCATACGGGTAAAATATCTGATTTTGCCGCTTCGTTCTGGTATAGCATAACCGGTTTCAGGGTCCCAGTACCATTGAATAAATTTTGCTACCCAACTATCGGCATCTGGGTTTGTTGTGCCACGAATATATGGCCGTACACCGCAAGTAGAACGGTTACGCGATAACATGTACCAAAACTGGTCACTGGAATTACCAGTCCAATGTGTTCTTCCTTTATGCCGTATAAAAAAGGTATGATTATCAGCAACAACAAGGCAATGTACTTTGCCTTTATAGTATTCCCTTTTTACGTTTTTAGGCTTTACTTGGGTAAATCTTTTTTCACATATATAAACTTGATAGTATTTATATCCAGTTTTTGTTATACCACTTCGTTTAGTAGCCGAATAACCTAAATAAAATGCCAACTCTGTAAAATCATCAATCAATCCATCATTGGCCAATCCTATTTGATAGCCACCAGATTTACTTATATATCCATCACCAGCAACAAAAGCATCAAATAAAATCTTCATCTGTCTTTTTGACAAGGTAAATACAAAACGAGGAATTCGTTTTTGATATAAATTCCCCAAAGGATGTAATTCATCATATAACTGCCGGCTAAAAATTCTATATCCTCCATCGCCGTCAGAACGTACACGCCAAGGCAAACGCTGCATTAAGTTGGCAAGGCTTTTGTTTTCTTTTGTTTGCCTTATGCTAACGCATGGACTTGTCCCGCCAACACTTTTCGATGCAAGAAAAGAGCTTCCTTCAGACAAATACCAACCTAAAAATTCTAACCAATCATCCATAGGTACTGAAGTAACAGCATTGATATTTTTGCCAAGGCCTTGTCCTGTTGGTATTTTAAAATGTTTGTATTGTATTTCTTTTTTGCTTTTCCACGTGCCACATCTAACAACATCTATTATTTTATTTTCCATATGTTCAGCTGGCACAAATTTATAGAGTATTTTCTTGTTTTTTGCTTGCGACCTCACAGGAACACGATGATTAGGAGTCATCCTCGCCGATATACCACTTGTTTGAAAAACATTTATTAGTTCGCCATTATAATCGAATGATGGTGTGTCTAAAACTTCTTTTATTACAATATTTCCTCGTTGGGATAAACTCGGTACTTTTTCTCCTTTTTTTACATCAGAAATTAATTTCCAACCATCTGCCGTTAATACTTCAGTGTCAGGTGTAAGGCAAAAATGTGTAATTTCATCCCAGCATAAAAGCGGCAGTTGGCTGCCTTGCCAGGCATATTTATCGCGTTCTAACTGCAAATGTGCAAAAGTTATTTTTGCTCCAGACGGAAACTTGATTAAAGGCCGTGGATTTTCTATTGGTACACCGCCAAGGGGAATATACATTTCTTTAGCAGTATCCCAAAGACCACCTTCGTTTTTTATTTGATTACTATTTCGCCGGAATATTGTTGCGCCAAAGCGCGGATTACTTATATGGCGTAAACATTCTAAAAGTAATGCATAGGTTTTGCCTAACCCCCGCCAGCAGACTAAGAGCCGCCATAGAATACTATGTCAGCTGGCGAAGCAAGAAACTGTTCCTGCGGCCCAGGCTGCGGTCTAAGTTCAATTGTTGGCATTGGCATCACCTCCGCTTCCATTTCCACCATAACTATCATTTCTGCCATTATCGGGCAAATATACAATAACCTGCGGCAAGCCTTCTCCATCTTTATCTTCCGGAATTTTAGTAGCAGCAAGTTTGCGCTCTAACTCCAGTTTTGCCTGGTCAACTGATTTTTTGTGTTTTTCCATTGAGCTTAAACCGATGTAGTCATACAGCATTCTTAATGCCTGCATACGGTCAGACATTTTCACCTTTATGCCGAACTTATCGTTGCCAATGGATTCTATCAAAGCACCGTCAATTTCATCAGCACTTTTCATTGTAATTTCTCGGCCATTTGGGCTGATATTTACAACATGATTTATATCGGCAAACGCAATGCGTTGTAAGCGCTCTATAATGTCCCCTTCATTTGCAAACAGCAGTTCCGTTCGCAAAGCTTGTAATCGTTTTAGCTCAGCTTTAATTGCAGGCTTTTTCATTAGCTTACAAGCTCCTACTCGCGCCGAACCGTCTGTGTTAACAGGAAAACCAGCTTGTATATAAGCTTGTTTGCCATTAAAGCATTCTACATAATACAAACAAAAAAGTTTTTCACGGTCATCCAACTCCTCGTTTTTATCAACTTCATTGATTAAGGCCTTTACTACTTTTTTGCTCTTTGGAGTACTACGTTTATCCTTTATTTTTGAATGGAGTACTCCATTCATCTGGTCATCCCATTTATCTTTGCATTTCCAACCGGAAACACTTTTTTCCGGTACGTTCAATTGCCTTGCGATTTCCCGGAGTGGCATCAGACCTTTACTGTTTTTATAAAGTTCATACGCCTGATCACGTTCAGGACTTCTCGCTTTTGGCATTGACCGCCACCTTCCTCGTTTATGTATTAAAAAAGCACCTAAGTAAAACTACTTAAGTGCTTTAGTTATTAGTGTTTTATTTTGGACATCAAAAAACCGCCTAACGCTTATTTGCTTTAGACGGTTCAGTCATCATTCTTCCTTATTTACCTATAAAAAAGACCCTTCATCTCTGCAACGACACAAAAATTTATTATATATAAATTTTATTTAATTTTATTAACGATATTAATATAATCTTTTACTTCTTCATTTTCCATATATCCAATTCTAGAATACTTTTTTCCAACACCATTTAAAGAAGTACCAACATAAAAACCTTTAGATTGATTTGCTATCCAAAATCTATCATGAATTTCATCTGTAAACTTTAAATCAATACTACATTTCACTTTATTTTTTATACTATGATATAAAGCGTCATTATAATTTTTATTAGTTACAATACATATTTTACTAAACTTTGCTCTTTCAAAAATTTTAACAATAAAGTTTTCATAGTCTGAATCAGGCTTCTTACAAAAGAAATACTGATCTATAATCAAAATTTCTTTATTTATTCCATCAATCTCTTTTATGTATTCAAGAAATTTATTAATTTTTTGATCTTCAGTTAAATTTTTCCACAAAGTTTCTTCTAAAAGCAATTCCATATTATTCTCTTTTGAATAACGGATATATGCTTTTTCGTATTCTGCACCCAGAGGAAACAAGCACAGTTTTAACTTATAATCTTCAGAAAGTTTTTTATTGATTATTTCCATTATCTCACCAATTTTTTCAGGCTTTCCAGTATATTCTTCATCTATGAGTTTATAATATAACATAATCATTCACCCCATTTCTTATATAAAAGTTCAACACAAAATATTACTATAACTGCTTCTGTGCTGGACTCCAAAGCTGGCTTAAATTTATTACGTTACTATTATAACAAAATATGTCTGTAAAAGTAAGAACTTTATTTATGGTTACTGAAACTTAACTCTGACCAGCACATTGTGGATTCAAAGTCGGCAAAACAAAAAGCCGGTACAGCTGCATCTCACATGCTGTCCGGCTTTGTTTTTATATAAAATTTTACACTATCATTTTACCACAGTGTAAAGGCAAAAAAGTCCTGGACTTTTTGTGAAATATTTGTGAACTATTTTTACTTTGGGTATTTAAAATTAATAAGTTTAAATGGCAAATCAAGTAAGCCTTCATGATATGCAACTGCTGCTGTATCAGATAAAAATCCATCCAGCAAAGTAAAATAATTGCTTTTGCTTATGCCCATCAGGCCAGCTGTTACTTCCGGCGACTCATTTTTCAAGTATCGCCGCATAATAATTTCTGTTGTGCGCTGATGCCTCTCATCAGCATTTTGCTGATAATGATAAATCATAGCATCAAGTACGCTAATCCACCGCTCCGGCTTCTGTACCGTTATCCGCTCGCCGCGGTCGTTGGTAATTTCCACTACCTCAACTTCGGCAGCATTGCGAATGGCAGCATTGCCGGTCGGGTCTGGGCGGGTATAGCCAACATTACCCGCCTTGCCTCCGAGGTCTTGCCTTTCAAGCTTCGCCTGCCAGACAGCTGCTTCTATAGCATTGCGCTGGCGGTATTTTGCGTTGATGATGTTTAAGGTTTTGCGACTAATCACGCTCATTTTACTTTTCTAAGCCTCCTCGAAGTCAATGTCAGGATACCTGTATAGCAGCATTTTGCGTTTCAGCAGGTATTCTTTGGTGCGGCAGCCTTTGGTGTCAATAACCTTCTGCCGGCCGTCACTGTAAGTCACAACAAAATCGGCAACATACTTAATGCCTCTAATAGTTTTCCCGCCATGCTTAAACGGCGGCTGCAATTCAAAAGGCACTTGCAGTTCAATCTTTTTTATAATTCCGGCCCATTTTAAAGGCAGTAGCTCATCGGCGTAATAGTCACGTTCCTTTTGGCTGTCAAAAGCAATGCCGTCATAATACGCAATCTTGTTGTGGTATTTGCTTTCGCTTTTTCCGGCAGCGGATACCTGCTTTACATTGCCGATGGTACTCTGTACTTTAACATTCGGCGGTAACACTTCCCAACGTGTCATGTTATCACCGCCGCTCGTTAAAATAAGGCTACGGCCTCAAAACCTGTCAGCTTGTTGCTTTTTTCCTGTTCCCGGCTTTTCTTTTCCCGTCTGAAATCGTTTGCATATTCGCATGTCGCCCAGTGCGGGATAAAGCCGACACAGTCAGTAATCATATCAACAACGGTGCAAGCAACAATACGCCCGTCCTCGGTAACAACGCGGTCTTTGTTGCCCAGCAGGCTGTAATATACCGCCGCAGGATTAACAGGCAGCCATTTGCCGTTGGTCGTTCTGATAAATTTTATGGGTTTGCCGCACTTGCGGCAGGTTGATGTTTTAGTCAGCATATCTAGATACCTTCTTTGTTTAATTTTTTATTTAAATCAGCATTATACAACCAAAATCCTTTTTGAACCGCATTGCCGTTATCTTTGCGGTAATCATCACAAGCCAGCATTTCCGGTCGCACAGCATAATATAAATCCCTTATAGCGCAGTACGGTTCACTGCTGCCTTCATCAAGCATATATATGCAGTTGCCGCAGGTTTTAATCATGGTTTTGTTCCTGCTCGTGGCAATACCGCATATATGCCATGATTGCACTATAAACAATAATATCATCAAGGCTTTCATCTACTTTGTCGCCGTCAATTCCGTTGCGTTCAACATGCACAACGTGTTTTCGCCTATATCCTTTTGCTTCTTCATACATTGCAGCAAAACTATCGCTGCCGTCGCACAATAACGCACCGGCGCGGAAGTTTGCCAACGGGTCGCCGCCTACGCTATACTGCCGATTTTTACGCTTAAACAGTTCTTTAAGCTCGTCCAGTTTATTGCAAATAAAATGTGTAAAATCAGCCATTTGTTTGGTAGTTGCATTTGGCATTGTTTTTGCATCGTCTTCACCTGGCTCTACGCACTGTTCTTTGCGCTCTGTCCCATTGCTAAAACCAATGTCTAAATGTAAGTCATTGTCGGCTTGAGCCACAAGTACACCATCGTTAAGTATAACTCCATAGAGCGGCGAACGCGCCGAGCAGGTTGGTATAATTTCCCTGACTTCTCCTTCAACCAAGACTTTGTCGCCCAATTTAAATTTCAGTTTTTCCATTTTCTTCTGCTCCTTTTAGAATGGTATCTCCTCATCAAACGGCACCTGTGAGCCAAAGCTCTCCATATTTGCACTTCCGGGTGCATTATCGCCTGTTGCTGGTGCTTCTGATGCTGTACCCGGCTGATAACCTTTGCGCTCGATAAAATATACCGAATTAGCGATAACTTCCGTGACGTAACGTTTGCTGCCGTCTTTTGCATCATAGCTGCGGATTTGCAAGCGCCCTTCCACCAAAGTACGATGCCCTTTTGATAAACTGTTGCCGGCCAATTCTCCGATTTTTCCCCAGACAACAATATTGATAAAGTCTGCTTCACGTTGCCCATCCTGATTAGTAAAAGGCCTGTCAACTGCCAGCGTGAACTGACAAACAACCTTGCCGGTTGTGGTATAACGCACTTCCGGTTCACGGACAAGGCGTCCAAGTAAAACTATCTTATTCACGGTCTTTTCCTCCTTACGATTTTTGCTTTGTACAGTCTGCTGCTTTTCGGGCGGCGTTTATCTTTGCGCCAGCGCACCAGTTCCGGCACAGGTTTTGCCGTAGACTCCGGCAATGTAAAATAGCCGCCTTTGCAAATCCAGCCTGCACCAATTACCAGCAGCAACGCAAGTAAGCCCAAACAAATAAGCAATATCATGATATTACCAACCTACCTTTCCAGTACCGCCACGCCCTCTTTGCATTAGTTTCTGTTTTACGGGGCAATCCATAAAAATGACAATCGTTGCAGTAAGCAAAGTACTCATGTTCCGGCAACGTCATATAAATCATTGTGTTTTTTGACCCACACCGCGGGCAAGCGTTGCCATATTCCCAACTCACAGCAAATACGTTAAATTCGGGCGGCCGGTGCGGATAATACTTGTTAAGCACATCTATCCTGCACAGCCACGGCAAGCTGTTTGGTTCGTATTTTTCAAAACAATACATTGCGGATTACAATCTCCCTTCGAGCTTAGCCTTCATCATTGTCTTCAATCTCGCTTGCGGATTTTCAGCAGCAGCCTTCAGTGCTTCTGCTGCTTGGGATAATTCTTTGCATATCATATCTATTTCAGGGTCCTGAACAACAATTCTTTTTGCGCAATCAAAAGCGTAAGTATCCATTTTGGTAGAAAGCAAGCTTTTTAATGTTCTGATTTCCACCTCTTGCGCAACTAAAAGGTGCAAAATGTTTAAATTCTGACGCGACCTTTCCAAATCGGCAATATCCATGAATTCTTTTATTGTTTCTTTTGTTAAAACCATTGCTCTTACCCCCTTTTATTTCCCGGTGCTACCAAAACTGCCTGTACCGCGTTCTGTTTCTGACAGCTCGTCAACCTCAACAAGGTCGGCATCTTCCTCTTTGCATAACATCATCTGGGCGATGCGGTCGCCCGACTTAATCTGATAAGGTCCGAATCCGAGCCGCGTACCACTGCATCCAAACATTGTGTGTAACTTGCATTCATAAACGGCGTTGACCTCTCCGCGGTAATCGCCATCAATGATGTCTTGCTTGTTAGGCATACGCAGCGGAGTGTTTGCTCCAATACTGCTGCGCGGCAGAATTTTCAAGTAATATCCGTCAGGTGGCTCGGCCATAAACCCCAAGCCGATAATCCTCGCTTCTTCACCGACCAAAACATCTTCACGCGCAAAGCAGTCCCAAGCAGCAGCACCTTTACTCATTCGTTCCGGCATTTTGCCGCCGGGCAGAAGTTTGATTTTAACGATTGGTTTGTTCATCTTTTACCATCCCTCATGTTCCATGCGCCAAAAGCGCCTTTCATCAAGCGATAACCTGCGGTGGAACAATTGCAGTCATAACAGTAGACGTAATACTCCACAATACCTGCTCTCCGTTCTTCTTTCCCTCTTAAAATAAGTTTTCCGCCGCAAAACGGGCACGGTTTTAATTCGGTCATCTTTATTTCTGGCATCCTTGCTGCTCCTCTCTTTTTTGCAGTTCAGCTTCAAGCCTGTTAAGCATCGGCGTTAAATAAGATGTATCGTCAACACGCCGCCACAGCACACTATCCCATTTATGCGTCATGTCAACCTGTGGTATCAGTTCCATTACCTGGCAAAGCGCCTTGTAAAGTTCCTGCGCCTTTTCGCCTTTTTCGTTCTTTAAGCCGCGTTGATAATCCTCAATGTGGTTTTTTAGGCGGGCAAAGTAGTCGGTGCTATCGCGTTTATTAAAATTTTGCTGTACCTCAGTTGCATACTGCTCGCGTTTAATGTCGCGGACGAACTGTTTGATAAACTCAGTAGTCAGCACATCAAGATTATCAAGTATAACCTCCTCAATGCCCCACATGGCCTGCGTTGTATGTCTGCAAACAGCATATCTAAACGCCGCAACAACCAGCCAGTTAAGATTCATCTTGGGCCCTTTTATAACGCATTCGCTCATCGTTTTACCTCCTTGCGCGTGGACAATAAAATTTTAAATCGCACTCATTACATCCTGTAGGGCAAAGGCTTTTGTCGTAAATCCTAACCGTATCATCCAGTTCATAATGTGTTGGCGGGACTGCTGTTACGGGTGAATCTTGCTCGCAACCAAAGCAGGCAGCAGAAAAAGCACCTTTCCAGTGTTTGCAGGCACAGCAGTACGAAAACATAGGTTTCATTTTTGCGCCTCCTCGTCCATTACCGCGCCGCAGTATGGGCAGTATTCGGTATCTATGCGCACGGCGCATTTGCAAGCGGAACATTCAACGCCGATTATCCCATAATTCGGGTCGAGTAGCTTTATCCAATGCCCGTGCTTACGTTCTTCGACGGTCGGTGCTTGCGTTACCGTTACGCCCGCAAAGTCTATTCCTGCCAACATTCCAGCAGTATACATACCGCCAATACCGCTTTTTACAGTCTTTTTGTTTTGGCGAAGTTTTTTTATTAAAGCATCTGCGTCAACCAGTTGCATTTTTAACCGTCCTTTCTCTGTAGTCGCCGCGTTTAAAGGTTTTATCATACTTTTTACCTTTATCAGAATGCTTGTTCCAAACTTTTATAACGTCCTCGCGCGTTCTAATGCGTGATTCCGGGAATTCTACGTCAACATGGCAACAGCGACAGGAAATTGCATATTTCGCAAATATGCCTTTAGTAATAAGTAAATCCTTACTTCCACACCATGGGCACGGACGTTCGATTTTATCTAAAAGTTCATCTTTAGTCATTTTAATCTTCCCATTTTTCAAGCACTACAACTGGCTCAACACGCTCCCACCACATTTCATTTCTTGGGTAATAACTGCCGTAATAGCCTTCTAATGTGCACAAAACTTTACTTTTTTCCTTATCGCATACACTAATATCATCTTCGTAGATGTTAAACTTACCACCAAAACAAATGTTAAATTTTAAAAATTCTTCGATTTCTTGAGGTATGCGTTTTGTATTAAAAACATAAACATTGGTAGTGCCATCGCCATAGCCATTTGGTAAATTTACACAAAAACTATCATTTCCAACGGCTACGCCACCAATATCACTATTAGTTTCAAAATGTAAATCTGCTTCTTTTCTCAATCTATCAAACCAGTGCATTTAAATTACCTCCTTAAGTTTGCGTATCACTTTCGCCGAAATCTTTTAATAAAGATTCCATTCTTGCAAAACTTCTGCGGCACATCCAAATATCACTACTGTACATTGGCATGTACCAAATGTTACCATCGTCCTTTGGCCAAAGACCGCGTGCATCATAGCTTGTCACTGGATTTGTTAATGTGTTTTGCACCGCAACATAACCGGAACAGCCTAAAAGGCTTAGCTGTATATAGCACATCATGCCGGCCAGCTGGTCAACGTCCTGCGCTACGAACAATACTTGCTTCTGGTAGTTAACGCCCTTATTAAGACAGGCATTAGCGAAAGCTATAAGCAGCGCCCCGGCCCCGCATGCCGGGTCGTTAACATCAGCCCAGCCATGCCGACTAACTTTTTCTAAAACGCTTTCGGTTAATGTCATTGCTGCCATTAAGTGACATACGCTATATGGTGTAAAAAATTGCCCGCGCCACTCATTACCAAGGTCAAGCGCCATAAATAGTTCACCAAGAAAATCCTGCTGCTGATTAGCTTCAAGCCCTAAAGTTATTTCGGCAAGCATTTTTGCAAAAGTTTCAAGTTCTGCTGCAGTGTACTTTTCCGCACATTGCATATAAAGCTTTTCCCTTGCTTCGCGCAGCGGATGCGGCACTGAATTGCAAATCGCCACGGCTGCCATTGTTATAAAATCCTGCCAGATAACCCAGCGAGAGTATCTTCCCTCCATACCGTTCAGCATTTTTACAATGTTTTGCTGATATACATTATTCGTTCTGACTGCTTTTGCCATTTTCTTTATCGCCTTGCGCCTGGCTGTAATGCCGGTACAGCATGTACTTGCTGAATGCCTTGTATTCTTCGCTGTACTTTGCCCGCGGGTAAAAAGTCATCCGTACATCAATAAACCTGCGTTCCTTTTTTGCCTTTTTAGTTATAGCAGTTGTATCAAACTGCATATCGCACCGAAAGAACTTGCAAATTGACGGCCGCACATCATAAATGTTACAACGCTTATGCTTCTCATCCCGGAACGGGCACAGCCAGTCAAGGTCATTTGCTTCTGGCCGGCAATGATTTTCCGGTTTAATGTTATGCCGTGAGATGTAAGCCTTAATCGTTTTTATCTCACCTGCCGTCAGCGGCCTCCTTGCTGAAAGTGCGCTTGCTCACTTATT